GTTACTTACCGGGTATCTATTTCGGCGCACCCCGGGGGGTATGTGGCGCTGTGATAATATTTCCGTCTGCATCGAAAGCGAGGCCGTCGGCAAGCGGCGGCGTTCCCTCGTGTATCAATGCGTGACACGTCCGGCAAACTGTCTCGAGGTTATCCTCGCCGAGCGCGATTGCCGGGTCGTCGATGTTCCTCGGCGTGAGCTCTATCTTGTGATGCACGATAACGCCGGGCTCGCCACAATGGACGCATAGCCCCGCGTCGCGCTTGAGAATATACGCTCGCGTCCGCCTCCATGCCGGAGACTCGTAAAATGTTTTTGCAAACTCTCTCATGCTCTCCGCCTCCGAATGGGTAAAGAGAACGCCCCGCACGGCCTCAAGCGTCCTCACGCATAAGCGCAAGGGCTCGACCATGTAGGGCGCACGGCGGCGAGGTTTTCCCTCGACCTCTCTTTACGCCTCAATGATAGCACGGGGAAAATGCAAGTTTCTATACGGATTTTTTTCGATACATGAGAATAAGTTAGAAAACGCCTCACATAGACGGCATAGCTCCCGCGCCGAAGTAGAGGAGAGCGAAGCGCACGAGCGCCTTGTTACGGAGGTCGTAGAGGCTCGACGTGGACGAATAGCATACGGCCTCCGTGATTTCATCCTTGCTCTTGCGCTCAATGTACCAAAGCCGGAGGATACGCGCGTCGTCCTCGTCCATCTGCGCGAGCACGTCGTCGATTTCCTCGACCTTATCCCGGGTAACTTGAATTTCCCGCATAACCTCGGCGAGCTCGAGGCAGTCCGCGAGCGCGTCGTTTACAGATTTCGCACCCGTGTACGGCTTGGACATATCCGCCGACGGATACTCCGACGGCGCGCCGTATCGTAAAATGCGCTCCTTTTTCCGCTCGAGATTGCCTAAAGCCGTCTCGAGCAAGCCGCGAGCGCGGAGAGTTTTCTCCGCCGCCTCGAAATAGTTAATCATTAGCTCGCCCTCCTCGTGCGTTATCGTGGTTTAGGCGCGTTTCCCTCCGTGGCGGTATTCGCGTCCCTTGTTGTACTCATGTTTTGCCATGAGCACGGCCTCAACGTCCACGCCCATATAGGCGAGGTAATCGAGGATGCGGATAATCGCGTCGCAAAGCTCGACGGCGACTCCCTCCGGCTTGCAAGTGCCGGTTTTCTCGTCCTTGTCGCAAGAGCCCTCGAACTCGCACACCGCGCCCGGGATACCACAGCACCCGTAAATAGCCGGATTGCCGTCGCGCCACTCCTCGAGCGCCTCCGACACTTCCGAATGAATGAGCGCGGCGACCTCTGGAAAGCTCCGAGCCGTCTCCCACCATCCATGCGCGACCGCGTTTTCGTGGACTTCTTTCGCAAATTCGTTTACTGTCATTTTCGTTTCCTCCGTTTCGGTTTTATAAATACACCGTCCCGCCGGTAAAAGCGGGCGACGATATACTTTCCTCCGTTTACGTCGTTGTGCCATGCGCCAGCATCCGCGAGGAAATAGCCCGGATAGAGCTTTTCATACTCGGCGTTGGTCGTGTCCCGGGCGAGCTCCTCGGCGCGTCTGCCGGAGATACGCCCGTCCCGTGTTTTCGGCTCCGGGTCGATGAGATTTTTCGAGGCGTTCCATGCCCGAGTGTAAAGCGGGCTCTTGACGATGTAATGACCGAGCCCGGCGAGGCCGCTCTCTGTGAACTGCAAGCGGCGGGAGTTCGCATAGCCGAGCCCCCAAAGGTTTTCGAGCTCGTCTCTATCCATTCCGCCGGATAGCGTGACGTGATGATGATAGCGCCCATTCTTGGAGCCCTTTTCCGTAACGGCTATGTACTTGAGCGGCGGGAGCCCTTGCTTTTTCCGCGCTCTCTGCACCCGGCGGATATAATTCCGTAAAAGGCGTTGCGCCTCCTCGGGGCTTTCCGGCTGGTGCTGATAGGTCAAATGGATTTCGATGTCGTCCGGCGTAAAGTTCGCGTGTAGGAGACGGACGAGCTTTTCCTCTCTATGCCGCTGATTGAGTTTCGCTTGAGCGGCGGAGGTCGGCTTGCTCCGCTTGCCTCTGCTCCGGCCTTGCCGATAGGTCGGGTAGATATATACGTCGAGATACTCACCGCAGTAATAGCGTTTCTCTCGGTAAACTGTTCTCATGTGATACCCTCCGACGAGAGCTCGTCTATGGTCGGTTTGTTAATATTCCATACGAGCCCGTAAAAACGCGCTTTGCGCTCGATTTTTTGTCCTTGCATACCGTCCCGGAGAGTGCTATAATAATAAAGGTATGAGTAATCGCTCGTCTTTTCCGGGACGAGTCCCCGCCGACGTTCTGCAAAGCGTCGGCGGTTTCTCTTTTTCTGTCCTGCATTGTCAATCCTCCGCGCGGCGGTAAAGTTCTACGAAGTCCGCCACGAAATCGAGGATAATCCGCTTTGCCTCATAATATATAATAGGTAGGAGCAAGAGCATGAACTCGCCGCCGATGGCCTTATAGCCTCGCCACGCGAGCGCCGCGCTCAAGCCCTTTGTGAAAACGACCGCCGTCACGATAAGCACGGCGAGGAACTCCGCCGCCGCGAGGCGGCTTTTCTTTTTGCGTCTCATTCTCTGCCTCCCGTAATTATGCGGAGCGGGCAATTATCGAGGCGCTCTTTCGACACTCTGATACCCCGCGTCGCGTAAAGCGTCCCGCGAGCCGTGCAAACGCCGTCGCTACCGCGTCCTCTATTTCCGCCCATGTTTTCGTAATATTTACAATACGCACACGCCGTCGGGATTTTTTTCATTTGAGTTACGACGACGACTTTCTCGAGTAGCTCACTCATTTGTCCGCCTCCTCGTTCCATGCGATAGCCTTACCGCATTGACCGCAAAAGCGGTTTCGGTTTCCGTCCTCATTGTGGAGATATTCTCCGCTCCCGCAGTTCGGGCAAGCTAAAACGCCCTCGTCTCCGTCCGGGTACGGGCTCTCTTTCATTTGTAGAAAAAGAGCCGCTCGCCCCATTCGGCAAGCCTCGTTTACCGGCTCGAGGCTTTCGTAACGCTCCCGGTGTGTCGGGTCGAGGATTTCAAATGCTCTCTCGATACTCATTCTCTCGGACGGCTCCCGAGCGAACTCTTTTCGCGTAGTGTGCACACACGGATTTCCACAATTCCGCTTGTTGCACTCGGTATTTTTCTGCGGGTCGCACTCATATAATTTCGGAAAGTTCATTTTTCGCCCTCCTCGTCCTCCGGGATAGGTGTAAAGCACTCGCAACGGAGGACGCGCTCTTTTTCGTCTGCGTGTATCGGGCTCGGGCGGCGGCTGTCCATGCGCTCTATACACGGGATGCAGTAATCGCCGTCTCTGCCCTTGCGCGGGTCGTGTACCTCTCGAATGTTGTCGCATTTCCGGCAATCGAACTCATACCGCCATTTCGGGAGGTTTGATTTCCGGCGGCGTATCATTCCTCGGCCTCCTTATAGGCCGCGCGAACTTCCCGCATAATGCCGGATACGGAATATTCGCCGTAGTCGATGAAACAGCAAATAGCCTCCTCGAGATTTTCGGCGTTTTCCGCCGCCGACGGGATTTCGCCCGGTTCGATGCACATATCCTCGAGAGCATCGAATACCGCTTTTGTGGCGGCGGCGCTTTCGACGGCCTTTTTTCTCGCTTGCTCGAGTCTGCGTTTGAATACCGCGAGAGCCTGCTCCGTGAGCGCCTCGTCGGGAGTCATTTCCGATATTTTTTTCATGGTATGAGCCTCCTTGTGGCTTGCTCCCCGGCATTGAGCCGGGGAGCTTTTTAATTCCGAATTTTACAGGTCAAAGCCGGGCGCGAAGCCGAGGGAACAGAACGCGTCGTAGTCGTAGACTGTCCCGTCGGTGCCCACAAACACGAAATAGTAGGAGTTGCTCGCATACGGGGAACGGAGCCACCAACACCACGTCCCATCTCCGACGCGCTCTTTCACGCGGTTGCGCTCACGCTTGAAAATCTCAAGTTGAACGCTGTCCGGCTCCTCGTTCCACCAATCACCCGCGCCGAAAACGTCGGTCGCGGAGGGTATCCATAGAGTATCCGCGTACTCGTGACGTTCTCCGTCGATTTCCTCGGACATGAAACGAGGCTCGAACGCCTCCGCGAGCTCGTCCGGGAAAAGCGGGAGAATATCCTCGAGGACGTGTCGCCGCCCCTCGCTCTTGAGGTATCCGCCCTTGTTGGTCGGCGTGTCGTTCATGCGCCACTTATCCGCGAGGCAGTCCTCGAGGACGAAGCGGGCGCGCTTCTCGTTGACATATCCGCCGCAAACGGCGTTGACGTGCTCGCCGTTCTTGAGCTCGATAGCGAACTTGTCGCCCGGGCGGATAAGCTCGAGGCCGTTCCCGCTCGAAATGGCCTTTTTGAGCTCCATGAAAGAGATTTCCTTGTTCCTTGTGGTAATGAGTTGCATCGTCTTTTCCTCCGTTCAAAAGATTTTACAGAAATAGTGATTGCCGATAATCATATCGACGCTCTCGTTATAAGGCGCGGTCGAAAAATAGACCGTATCCTCTGAAAGAATGTGCTCTCGCTCCTCTATGGCGGTATGCACCGCGAGATATTGTTCCTTGTCCGGCTCCGCCGAGTAGAGGTACGGAGCGGGGGAGAATTGCCATACGTCGCCGTATTTCTGAAATACGACCTCCTCGACCGTATCCGGGAAATAGTCGGAGAGCATACGGTTTAGAACGACCTCGACGACGGCGACTTGTCCCTCGAAGCTCTCGCCGCGCGCCTCGTGGTAGACGAGGCAAGCAAGGATATAAACGTCCTCGTCGCTGAAATGGAGCTCCGCGTATCTGTTCTCGGGCTCCGGCTCTACCGGCGGCTCCTCGGGCTCCTCCGGCGTTTCCTCCGCCGCCGTATCCGGCAAGGCCGGAGCCGGGGCTATGTATGCCAGCGTTTGCCGTTCCGCCGCGAGCGGGATTTCCTGCTCGAGCGTCTCCCGCTCCTTGCCCGCCCGGAGTGCGATAATAAGCCCCAGCACGAGGACGAGCGAGAGGAGGATACCGGCTTGCATCCGGCGGCGGCGCTGTCTGCGACGTTTCCGCCGCTCCTGCCTCGTCATGGTCTGCCGCCCTCCGGCGTATCCTCGGCGAGCACGATATACTCGCACTCCCGGGCGATTGCCGTCCACCGAACGCCCCACTTGCGGGCGGCGGCGTGTACGGCCTCGTATTTGTTCACACCGTTTACGGTGAGCTCGCCGTATTCCTTATGACGGACGAGGTATAATTTCATCGTCCCGGCAAAGCGCGGGCGGTATCCCGCCGGTGCTGATTGCTCGTGCTTCATTCTGCTACCCTCCCGTCGATAAGCTGAAAGCTCTCTCGGATAGTCACGGGCTCGCGTCTACCTACGTCAAACTCGAGGACACAATATCGCCCGGCGGGATGAACGTAGACGACCGTCCCGGGGATTGCTTTCGGCTTGCCGTCCTTGCCCGGAACGTCGAACGTCGCGGGCTTTACCGTGATGCAGTCGCCGAGCTTAATCATTCGACGACCTCCGGCGTATCTGCCGCCTCCGTGGGCTTGTCCGCCGCCGGAGCTTTATCGCTCGCCGCCCGGAGGAAAGCGGCTCGGAGCATATTCACGAGGGGAGAGGCCGTCGCCGAAGCCGCCGGAGCCGCCCCTTTCGGCCTGTCCGGGTCTGCCCGCTCGACGAAATTACTCAAGATAGCCGCCGAGACGACCTCGCCGACGAAGCCGCCGACCTCGTTATCGGTGAGTGTCTGCGTCCGAGTGCGGACGGCGAAAGCGCCGGTCTTGAAATCAAAGACGACATACGCCCGAACACCCTCCGGCGGCTCGATTTTGACCGCCGCCGCGTCTGCGATAACCTCCTCGGGGCTCGGCGCGGTATAACCGGCCTTTTTCAGAATGTCCAGTTGCGCCGCGTCGAGGGCGAACGCCTCGCCGCCGAGCTTCTTAGAATAGAGCTTTTTCATTTGTGCGACCTCCTCAATCGTTCGACTCGCTGATAACGGCGATTTTTGCGAGGGCGGACGTTTGCGCCCACTCCTCGGCGAGAATACGGGAGCTCCGCTCGAACTCCTGCGAGAGCGCGGCGAAAGCGTCCTCGTTCCTGTCCTTGACCGCGCTCCACATTTCCTTGTGGACTTTCTCAATGTCGGTGTGCATCTGCTTTGTGCGCTCGATGCACTCTTTTAACTCCGCCCACGCCTCGCGGTCAGAGGCGAAGCCGCGCCCGCGCTCCTCCATTGTGCCGGAGACGGCCTCCGCGACGGCGGCTTGCAAGTTTGCCATAAGCCGGACTCTCGAACTCGTTTCGCTCATTGTTTCACTCCTCCATTTTTCGATAATTTGGGACACCATGCCGGGATATACGGGTCAAAGCGTTTCACGCCGACGACACGCCCCTTGCATCTGCCGGGAGCAAAGCACCGATAGGAGAGCGTGTCTTTCGACCACGGCTCCGCTACGACGTGCTCGCACCCCTCGCAAGTGCGGGTAAAGTCAGCGCCTACCATTCCTCGTCCTCCTCTAATAAGAGGTCGTCGAACTCCATTTGTCCGGGGAGCACCCCGTCCTCCATCCACCAATGGAAAATGTCGCGGCCTGTCGTTCCCGCTCTCCATGTGCCTTGCATTTTTCCTCGGCGTTTCCGCTCCTCGAGCATCTTGTCGAAAGCGCGGATATATGCGTCTTGGTATTTCGGATAGCGGCTAAACTCCTTTTGTCTGCCTTGCGTACCCGCCATAGGACACCCGACGCACCCGACACGGGAAAAGCCGCACTCGTAAAGCGGATTGACCGGGATTTTTTCGGACTCGATATAGTCCCATACGTCCGCGTCCGACCAATCAATAATGGGATTGCATACGGCTTTGTGCTGTCTCATGCACGTTTCAAAGAGTCGCCGCCGGTCGTCGTTGTCGTTGTTGAGAATGACTCTTTTCTCCGGGTTAGAGTGTCCGTTCTCGAAAATGCCCCGGTTTTTCTTTCTCGCGGCGCTTTCAGCCCAACGAACGCCCGTCGTTATGTAGCGGCCTTGACCGCCGCGCTCTTTGAGAATGGAGCAACAATAGCGGACGAGTCGCGTCGGAGGCATGAGCTTTTGCGGAATGAGGCTCCACATAGTCACCCGCTCGCCCTTGTAGTGCGGATAGTTGACCGTGCATTTTACGCCTTTCTCCTCGAGCCGCTTAAACTCGTGGCGGATGAAATAGACCGTCTCCGGCGCGTCTACGGTCGTGTGATTGTGCATAACCTCGAAGTCGATACCGGCCTTTTCTGCGAGCGCCACGCAAACGGAGCTATCTTTTCCGCCGCTGGTTGTCACAATGAGCGGGGCTTTGTAAAAGCGTTCGGACGTGTCCGCCGCCTCGCGGAGCCGCATAATGGCCTTTTGCTCTAAATCCATGTCCATTTATAGCGCCTCCTCTTTCGCCCACGCATAGAGAACTTCCGTGCAAAAGTTCAACGGCGAGTTTTTGCAGTATTCCGCCGCCGGACACTCCGAGCAAGCTCTCTTTTGGATTTCCTCGATAACCTTTTCCGGCTCTATGGAGATAAGCCATTTTTCGAGATTGTTCATTTCTCTACCTCCGCCGCCGGGAGGCCGAGCCACCAAAGCGGGTTATCCCGCTCCGAGCGGCGGCAATCATCGCAGTCCGCCGCCGAGCACGAGGAGCAACAGAGCCGGTGAAAAGCCTCGTCCCACGGCGTTTCTATTGCCGGGATAGAGCCGAGGAACGCCGCGAGCGCCTCCGGGCTCGCCGTGATACTCTGAAAGTTGTCCATGCTCACGCCTCCAAAGCCCGCAGTATTTCGCGGAGGTCTGCGTCGAGCTCTCTCCAAAACTGCGCGTTGTCGGCGGCGTGGATATATTTCGGGGAGCCGTCCTCTTTCTTTTCCTCTGCGAGCTTTTCCCATGTCGCCGCCTCACCCTCGCGGGTCTTGGTCGTCATAAGGATGTAGAGCGAGAGCTTGGAGCATTGTTCCGCCGTGAGTGTTTTTTCGTTCATGGTATGAGTAACCTCCTTTTTTATTGAGCCGCTTTCCGACGGCCTCTATTTCGGTACGACCGATTGACGCGAGCCTCCGCTACCGCCGCGCTATACCCTTGCCGAAAGCGAGAGTCCGTTTCGCCGGTCTTGCCCCGCTCGAGCTCGCGGTAAATAGTCGCTCGACACTTGCCGACGCGCTTTGCGATTTCGTCCGGCTTTGCGCCCTCGGCGTACATAGCCTCGATAATCCGCCGCTCCTCGAGCTTCAAACACTCGTATTTCATTGTCTCGCCTCCGTTTCTGCATAAAAAAATAAGTGCGTCGGAGCTTAGTAGCTCTTTCGCACTTAATGATAAACGGCACAAACGCAAATGTCAAGTATTTTGTGCGAAAAAGATAGAATAAATTTTTGAGGGCTCATGCGGCGCGGTCAAAGGCGAGCTCGAACGCTTGCGCCGAGGACATAAAGCCGAGTATTTCTCGCGGGTAGTTGTTGAGCCACGTCTCGACGCGCTTCACTTCCGCCGCCGTCACCTTGTCGAAGTCCGTCCCTTTCGGGAATTGCCGCCGTATCATGCGGTTAATATTCTCGTTCGTGCCGCGCTCACAAGAGCTATACGCATGACAGTAATAGACCGTCGTCCGCTTTGCATCCTTGCGCCGGGCGCTCCGCTCGATGCCGTCAGCATCCGCGAACTCGGAGCCATTGTCTACGGTTATCGTTTTGAATATCCGATAGAACGCCGCACCGTAAAGGCGCTCGAGGCGGTCTAATGCCGCGACGACCGTCTCGGCGCGCCCGTCCTTAATGCGGATAATGATTTCCCGCCGCGTAACGCGCTCGGAGAGGACGAGGAGGCGGGCTTTCGTCCGTTTCTTCCCGACGACGGTATCCATTTCCCAATGTCCCGGCTCCTGCCGCTCGTTGATATACTCCGGCCTCTGCTCTATACTCGTGCCGCTGGATGCCCGAGCCTGTTTCTTGCGGATTGTTCTATGCTTCTTTTTGCGGTCGCCCTTTTCCGGGAGGTCTTGATTTGTGAGCGTGAGGAAAACGCCGTCCTCGACGTACTTGTAAATCGTCGCACGGCAAAAGGTTATTCCGAAGTGTTTATATTTTTCCTGCTTGAGTAGAGCGCACACCGCCGCCGGGGAATAGTCCTCATTTCCGATTTTGTCCTCGATAAACTGCGCGGCGGCGTGATTTTTCCCAATCTTGAGCGGAGCACCTTTTTCGTGTGCGGGCTCGTTATCGGCGGCGCGCTGGTCGCATGGGGGCTCGTGCCGTATCTGAAAGCGAAAAGCGGGAGGCGGTGAGCTATGTTTGTCAGCTTCTCGAAGCGCCTAAAGTCAATGAGCGGTTTCCGGCTCGGAGTCGGCCTCCGGCTTACTCGGCGTAATTGTTGGTACTTCCTATTCGTTTTGGTGCTCGTCGGCTGTTTCTATTTCTGTTGGTATTCCGTGTTGGCTTGCGGATGGATGCTTTACGGCCTGTTCTACGGCCTTTATCTCATGTTCAAGTATGCGGCAATCGGAACAAAAAAGCTATATACGTGCATTAAAGGAAAAATAACGCACATAAAGCACTAAAAGCGTAACAAAAAAGCGGGCGAGGCCATAGAGCCCCGCCCGCTTTTTCTGCACGATTATACGTCGGAAAGATTGCCGAGAGCGCCCGCCGCCTCGAGTGCGCGGTAGATGATGCAAGCGACGGCCTCGCGGGTAATCGGCTGTTGCCAGCCGAAATTACCGGCTCCGTCGCCGTTGAAAATGCCCTTGCGCTTGCAGTATTCCGCCGCCTCTTTCGCCCATGCGGAGGGCGTGTCGCCGGTATCGGCGCAAGAGGTCAGTTGCTTTCTTGCCTCGTTAATATCCATGTCGAAATCCTCCTTGTTGTCCGTTTTGGTGTAGTACGCCGGGAGGCCGAAGCCCCGGAGATACTTTCCGTTTACCTCGAGCGTCCGCTCCTTGACGCTATTCGAGAAATTGCCCTCAATGACCTTGAGGACGCGCCCGCTCACGCTGGATACAATGCCCACATGGTCGGCGGCTCCCCGGTCGTCGCCGGAGCCGGAGTCCTGCCAGTCATAGAAAACCACGTCGCCGGGCTGTGGCGTGATACTCTCGTCCTCCTCCCAGCGGCTCACCGCATGAGAACGATAGAGGGAAATCATAGCCTCGCACCCGCACTCGAGCGGCATAATGTCCGAAAGTCCGCATTTGATAGCGACGGCGGAGACGAACGTCGCGCACCATGCGTCCGTGTACTTGACGGCGTATCCCCGGGCGAGCGGCTTGTGTGCGTTGTAAAGGTCTATAATTTCCCGGTGAGAGCCGTCCCGCTCGTTCTTCCCGAGCCACGCCCTCGCCGTCGATACGACGATCTCGCGTACCTGTTGCTCCGTCACGGTTTAGCCCTCCTTTGTGGTCTTTTCTACCGCGTCGCTGATTTTCTGCGTCTGCGTCCCGAAATAGAACGCGATAACGACCGTGTAGACCGTCATAAACTCTTGGCTCGTCTGCCCGGTAATGGCGAGGTACGCGAATACCCCGGAGAGCAAGAGCGTGACGAGGCTCTTTA